GTTTTCTAATAAATTATCAAAAGGCACACCCAATCAATATTGGGTAGAAAGATTTATAGATAAAGTTACAATACACGTTTACCCAACTCCAGATTCTACAAATGCTTCTAAAGACATGCATTTCTTTTTTATAAAAAGAATACAAGATGTGGGTGATTACACTAATGCAACAGATGTACCATTTAGATTTGTACCTTGCATGGTATCAGGACTATCTTACTATTTAGCACAAAAATATAAACCAGAATTAATACAACCTATGAAACTAGTTTACGAAGATGAGTTTGCTAGAGCGTTGGCAGAAGATGGCTCTGCGTCTAGCACTTACATAACACCAAAAGCTTATTACCCAGGAACATAATGGCAAAATACGCAACAGGTAAATACGCAAAAGCAATATCAGATAGGTCAGGATTAGAGTTTCCATACAAAGAAATGGTTAGAGAGTGGAATGGATCTTTTGTTCACGTATCAGAATTTGAACCAAAACAACCACAGTTAGAACCAAAACCTATGAATGGTGATGCAATATCTTTGCGTGATGTTAGACCACCTAGAACAGAGAACGCTGTTCCATATTTATTACCAACAGATGCTTTTGAAACTTATGAAGCAGGATCTAGAATAATAAATGTTACAGCACCAGGACATGGAATAACAAATGGAGATACTAAAAGATTTAGAGGAGCCCCTCTTGCAACCACTGCATCAGGAGGATCTTTTCAATTTGCAAACCCACAAAGTTTTGATGGCATAACTGGAGTTAATATAGCTAAATCTGCTGGTTATACAATTACAACTGGTCTCTATGTAAACGATGCTAGAAATACTAGTGATTTCTCTGTCGCTAATTTTTTCCATTTTACAGTTGATACAGATACTGCTACAAAGGGTGGAGTAAAAGGAGGAGGCGATGGCTGTTCAGTTGGACCAGTCACACTATCAGCATAATGGCAGGAATTAGTTATAGCACTTTGGTTACACAAATTAGAAATTATACAGAAGTAGATTCAAATGTTTTATCTACAGATCAATTAGAAAATATTATTTTAAACGCACAATACAGAATAATGAGAGATGTTCCTATTGATGCTGATAGACAACAACAAGTTGCTAATTTTGTTGCTGGTCAAGAATCAATAAATGTGCCAGCTGGGGCTCTTTTTATAAGAGGCATACAAGTTTATGACACAGCTGGAACAGAACTTACTGGAGCTAACAGATGGCTAGAAAAAAAAGATTTTACATATTTACAAGAATATCAAGATGTTACGGGCACATCAGCTGCCCAAGGTAAACCTAAATATTATGCCATGTATGGTGGAGCTACAGGAGATGGTGAAACTAATTCTGGAAGAATTATAGTTGCTCCTGTTCCTAACACTACTTATAGATTTAGAGTGCATTTTAATAAAATGCCAGCTACCCTAGAGTCTAGTAATCAAACTAATTATATCAGCGTAAATTTCCCAAATGGCTTATTATATTGCTGTTTGGCAGAGACTTATGGCTTTTTAAAAGGTCCAGCAGATATGTTGACATTATACGAGCAAAAGTATAGAACGGAAGTACAGAAGTTTGCTAACGAGCAAGTTGGAAGACGAAGAAGAGACGACTACACTGATGGCACTGTTCGAATACCAATAAACTCAGCAAACCCATAATAGGAGATAAATATGGCAATTACATCGGCAATAACATCAACTTTTAAAAGAGACCTGTTAAAAGGTAAACATGATTTTCAAGCATCTGGTGGACACACTTTTAAAATAGCTTTATTTACTAGTTCAGCATCTTTAGGTGCATCCACTGAAGACTACTCTACTTCTAATGAGATAACTAACTCATCAGGAACTGCTTACACAGCTGGTGGTGCTACTTTAACAAATTCTGGAGTTTCTTTATCTTCAACAACAGCATTTACAGATTTTTCTGATGTATCATTTACATCAGCTTCTTTCACAGCTAACGGTGCATTAATTTACAATACGACAACAGACGGTGGTTCAAGCACAACTGACGCTGTTGCAGTGATTGCATTTGGTGCTGATAAAACTGTAACTAGTGGAACTTTCACTATTCAATTTCCTACAGCAGACGCTTCTAACGCGATCATAAGACTAGCATAAGGAGGCCTTCCTTATGGCATCAACCTGGGGCAATAACACTTGGGGAGCCAATACATGGCAATCTGAAGTAATAGCTGTTTCTTTAACAGGTATATCCATAACATCATCAATTGGTTCTGTAGACGCTTTTAACGAAGCTGGATGGGGATCAGACGGTTGGGGTGAAGACGGTTGGAGTGGAACTTTTACAGTAACTTTATCAGGTATTTCTTTCTCTGCTTCTGTTGGAGAAATAACAGGATTTAATTCTCAAGGTTGGGGAAGAGATGGATGGAGTCTTGAACCGTGGGGTGAGAGTAATGATCCAGCTGTTAACGTAACTGGTCTAGAAATTACATCTTCTTTAGGAACAGCAGACGGATTTAATATATCGGGTTGGGGTAGACAAGCATGGAATAATTCAGGATGGGGTGTTCAATACGCTCAGGAACTTGATGGAATATCCATGTCATCTTCTGTTGGATCTGTAGACGCTTTTGATACTACGACTGTTGAAGTTTCAATGCCTCAACAAATGGATGCACTACAAGGAAGTGCAACAGCTGATGCAGAAACTATAGTTACTCCAACAGGATTCTCTATCACTTCTTCACTTGGAAACGCTGATGGATTTAACTTTGCTGGTTGGGGTAGACAAGCATGGAATAACTCAGGATGGGGTGTTGCATTTACTGTAGAAGTTGGTGGAGTATCAATGTCTTCATCTTTAGGCACTGTTGATGCAGGCGATATTCAACAAGTAGAATTAACAGGTCAATCTATAACTTCATCACTTGGAGAAATTTCTCCAGCGGATGTAATTGGTATATCTTCACCTGGTGAGATAACATCAACTTTAGGTGAGATAACAAGTGTTGGAACTTTAGTTGGTTGGGGTAGAAATGGATGGGGAGAAGAGCCTTTTGGTTCATCTGTAAACAGCCTAGTGACTCTTACAGGTGTAAGTTCTAGCTTTAATGTTGGATCAATAAGTCCTGCAGATGTAATGGGACTA